GGGTGCATTTTCATCAAGGCTTGTTTAATCTCCTTTGAATTATAAAGTTCCTCAATGATTTGCGACCTGGTCATTCCTTTGATTTTCTGATTATCTCAAAAATAAAATAAACGATAAAAGCCACCTCGATAATTCCTACCGCAATGGCTTCCCAAATTAACCTTTCCACTTTTCGAGTTCCCGATTCAAATACCAAACTGCTTTATCTAAATCTTTCTTTTTAAATCCTTTCTTGTCGGCTCGCAGTATGTACTTAATTGAATTGCCAAGATTAAAATTAAGGTCGAAAGCATCAATTATATCAATGACCTCGATGCCATTTCCCTGATAATGCTCAGGATGATTGACCTCTTCTTTGATAACTCCTTGATATTTAATGTTTTCCATATGCAAAGTTTACATTAAAGATTGTGCAATTCCAAATAATCCTTGATTTTTTTTGTTTGTCGGTATGCTGGTAAAGAACTTCCGTTTTGATTTTTAATCCGATTTAGGTTTATTTCAAGGCTATAATTTAAATCTAAATACGTTGCTCTTTCGATAACTACTTGAATGGTAGGTCGTTGTATTCTCATTGTAATCCACTCAATAGCCTTTTTATAATTCTCGCTCAAATCTCATTTGCTTTAAATCTCCGAATCAAACTTTCGCAATCCTCAATGCTTCGTACAATTGCATAATAATACCCGTGATTAATAGCTATCGATTCAAATGCTTTTTGGTTTGGTTGCTGAGTTCCTTTGTCAATCTTAACTTCCACAAATAAACCTTTCCATCGCTTATTTGAGACCATCCAAAACATATCAGCAACTCCAGCCTTTGCTCCTTCCATCTTTAATTTGATTGCAACAAGCCTATGCCTTGCACCTCCGTTTGGTATCGCATAATAGTAAAAGTCCTGTGTAAATTCTAACCATTTGCAAATAGCCACTTGAAGTTTATGTTCGTGTTCGTTTCTCATTTTACAAATTATATGCTTTTTGTCAATTATCTTTAACGTTATAAGTTTCGTTGTAAATGTCTTCTAGGGGTTTTAATAATTCAATATCCCCATCATAATCACCAACAGTATTATCTAAAACCTTGTTAGCAAATTCAATCATTTGCTCTTTCTCCATTTGTTTGGCTTTTCTAAATATATCATTAGGAATCATTAAAGTATTACCTTTGATATAAATATCTGGGTTGTCAATAATTTGGTCTTTAAGCCATTCTACTGCCGTTTGCTTAGTTTTCATTGTTTTGTTGTTTAATTTGTTCTCTTCTTATTAATAATAAATCATTAAATTTCACAGGATGTTTCCAGTTAATTTTACTTTTGGGAGAACGAAGAATGACTTCATTTCTATCTAAATCAATTGACATACATTTACCTACAACAGCTTTTGAGCTACTCCAAGAAACATGATATAACATTCCAATAACAGGAATAGAAGACAATTGTATATATTTACGCTTCACTTTCTTGTTTTTTAGTACCATAGGTTTCTTCGTAGTATTTTTCTGATGTATAATAAGCATTTAATTCGTACAACTCTCCAATACATCCATCAGTAAAGGCATCCTTTATCTTCTCTTTCTCCATTTCTAATAATTGCTCGGCTTTTTTTATTACCGTATCTACATCTTCGTCTTTCCATCCGCTTTTTAGCCAATGGATTAATTCTTGCATTGCCGTTTTATTTCTCATCGCTATTATTTTTTAATCTTCCATGACTTGTGTACAATCTTAAATCAATCGTGTCATTATAAATATCCTCTTGACTTACTATTCCCCAATCTTTTGCAATGACTGATTTTTTTTCTATTGTCTGTTTATTTTTAAGCGCATAATAATAAGCATAGCAAATTAATGCCAGCGCAGTTCCATATATTAGTTTTCTTTTCATATTTATTATTGGTTTAAAATATAGTTTCCCCATTGATTAGCCATCGCATCTGCTATGCCTTGAAATGTTTTACTTCTTAATCCTCTACGCTCTTCAGTAGTTTTTGCTTTTGTCAATGCTTCATAATACCACATAGGTTGTTTTTTTGTTTTACCATTCTTGCCAATCCATTCTTTAAACTGTCCTTTGTCGACCATATCAGTTGGCTCTAATTTCGGAAGATTTTTAAGCCATAAACAAGTGCTTTTGCTTGCTGAATCTCCAAACCAGTAAGGTTGAACTATTTGGTCAGGCTTGCACAATTTAGTCGATATTACGCTAATTGGGTTTTCAATTGCAATATGCTTTATATTGGCATCCATTAATTGTTTAACAAAAAGTAAAGCCTGTCTTTGATTATTTAATCTTTCTTCGTTAGGACTGCCATCTTTATTGTAAAGGTGCTTTGCTCCACTGACTGAAAGATAAGTACAAGGAGGATGAGCAATCATTAAATCCCAACCTTTATTTATTACTTCAAATACATCTTGCTGATAATGCCATTCAGGATGTCCGCCAGTAGATGGTAATATATCACAACTAAATGCTTCAAAGCCTAATCTCCTAAATGATATAGTTACTGCTTGGCTTTCTTCGCAAGCTATTAAGACTTTTTTCATTATTCGTTTGGTTTAATAGTTCCATTATTATCAATATAACAATCAAATGTAACTAAAGAATTGATAAATTTAATATACCCTTGAGTTTTGCAGTGCATTTTCCTTTCTTCAATATCCTGAATCGTAGAATACTTTTCCCAAAGTTCAATTCGTTCTTCTTTTGATATGGTTGGAATCTTAAATTGTTCCAGGTAATCGAATAGAATTGATAAGCCTCCAGCAATAAACGTAAATTTCTTATCGTTCTTCTCGCAGTATCTAATCTGATTTGCATATTCGTTAGCAGTATCAATAGCTTGCTTCTTTAATTCTTGGTCACTTGGTTTTTCTTTAAATGGTTCAATGTGTTTAGGTAGATTTTTAATCTCTTGTCTTGCATACTCAAAGTAAGCGTTCATAATTCTACCAAAGTATTCACAAGAAAAATTCTCATAACATTTAGAATCGATATTTAACTTGCCAGCGACTGCCATTTCAAAGGCAAGTTTTATTTCTTCGCAAGTATTATTACCAAAATTTGACTTAACAAAATTAGTCAATACAAACTTTTCTTCTTCAGTAGGTAGATTACTTCCTCGTAAGCCAACCAAAAGCATAGAGTAACGTAATGCTTGCTTTATATCTTCTTCGTTCCTTACACGCAAAGCAATAGCGCTTTGTGCTTGTTTTATTGCTAAGGCATTACCACTTCCTAAGTGCTTCCATTCTTGCGGCACTTGTTCCAAGTTTCTCAGTTGTATTTCCATTGTTGTTAAATTTGGTTTTATTATTTATCCAAGTATTTATTCTTCTTTCAATATTAAAGAATTTTTCTAACTCCCATCTTTCCTTTCCTGATTTATTTTGTTCAGTCCAGTAAGAATAAAAATTATCGTATTCATCTCCTAAAAGAAATATGTGAGGAGTTATTATATCTATTAACTTTACTTTACTTTCCTTTACTTTACTTTCTTTTACTTTATCAGCGTTACGAACAAGTTCTGAACGTGTTACATTTTCGCTAACTGATTGATTTTCACGCCATTCTAAAATTCGTTTTGCATTTTTTTCTTTTGAAACTTGATACTTTTTGCTAAAGTTTAGCAATTGTTTGTTAAAAGTTTCTCCATTATTCGAAGAAATCAAATCAATTTGTTCAATAAACTCCCAAACTTTGTCTAATTTTTTGCCAATATTTAACTGATGTTTAAGAACTTTTGTCTTAATTGGCTTCTCTTGTAAAGCAAGTTTTTCTAAAATAGTATAGAATAATCCAAGACCTTCGTATCCATATTCAAGATAAAGCTCCGTAATCTTTTCATCATTAAATGAATTGGAATCATGTAGATAATATTTCATTTTATAGAATAAAAAAAAGCCAGTCTGCGTCGGAGTGCAAAACTGGCTTTGGTTATTTAACCTATTAAATTACCCAAGAACTCCGACCCTCTTGGTTAATTATGTCACAATATATAAAAATTAATTTGACTTGCAAAGTCTTTTAAGAAAATACCCAGCATAGATCGGATGGTCGTTCTCAAATAACCTGGCATAGTCAGAAGTATAATTATTGTTGACCTTGTAGCCATCATTACCTTCGACCATTGTGTGCCATCGGATAACTTCGAATATTTGTTTTGCTCCTAATCTGACATACCCACGATTAATCATTTGGTATGCCAAGCGCTTAAACTCTATGTAAATCTGCGGATTCTCTTCGTGATACTTTTTGAAACTTGTTTTCATTTGGTTTAAATTTTGAGGTTTGATACAATTTTTTGTAATCTTTTTTTAACTCTTTTGTTAAATGGTCTTGCCACTTATTAAATGTTAATTCTTTCATGTCGTTAAATAAACTATTAAATAAAATATCCATACTGCTATGATTCCCACGATGCCTACCATCGTGAGAAATTCTGCCGTTTCGTTAGAGTTGTTCGATTTGCCCTGATTTTTCATCTTGCATTTGTTTAGCAATTATTTGAACTTCTCTCATTACTTCGGGATATTTAACATATCCACTTTCTCTATTCCTTATATTCCAGTAGACCACTTGCTGGACATTTAAAACATTCCATTCTCTTGCTGAGAAAGGCAAGATACCTTTCTTGTTTAAGCTATCAGCAACTGCCTGATGTATATTACTCTTTTTTATCTTAATCATTATAGTATTGTTTTTTTAATTGATGTTGTACTTGACTTAGCTGGAGGAAAAAACTCAAAGGATTCGCCCGTTTCCTCATCCACCGTGATTGTTTTATTCTTGATTGACTTACAAAACTTTTCGACCTCTTTTTGTTTTTCTTTTAGATCATCAATTTGGTCTTGTAAATTAACCCATGCACCCGTTGCACTAAAGTCGTATTTCGTTCCGACCTCAGCCACTTGCATCTCAACACTATGAACTTCGAATCTGCCTTTGTCGTATTTTAAAAGTTCATCAACTGCTTGCTCCTTTAATGTCTTCTCCAGTTCTGAGAATAGAAGCTGGTACTTCGATGCGATTGCAAGCAAAGACTTTATGTCCTTGCCACCTTCTTTGACTCCTTCGTTAATCAAATGAACCAAGTGATTAATCTGAGCCTTGCTCATGTCTTGAATAGGATTGTGTCCAAACAAACCAATCTCAAATTGTTGGGGATTAAATTGTATCTCTTCCATAATTAAAAAGGTAAATCGTTCTCGACTAATGTAGCACTTGGAATATCAAAAACGGGCGCTGGCTTTGAATATTGAGAGCTAAACCCTTCCGTTCCTTTAATCTTAAAGTTGCCCAATATAGGAGCATTACTTTCGGGAGTCTTAACTCCATCTTGAGTGATGAAACCGAAGTTTCCGTATTGATCAGCATCCTCTTTTAAGAATCCTGAAATGTTAAGGTAAGTACCTTTCTTACCCTTGTACAATTTAGACTTGTCTAACAAATCTACATTAATTGAAATGCTTACTAACTTGCTCATGCGATTGGTTGTTTTATAGTGAAACTTAATTTTTTAGTTGAAAATAAACTGATAATATCTTTATTGCTATTGATTGATTGTTGGGAGTTAGCATAATAGCTATTTAACTCATCGACTGATTTACATTTATCAATCTCTTGTTTCCATATTTGTAAACTTTTAGCCTCCACTTGTGTACCAGCAGCATCTAAATCTTTGTCAGTAATTAAACCAAGCATTGAAGACAAAGAGTACCTACGATAGTAAGTAACTCCACTACCATAGGATTGATACTCATTCATTGCCCCAAGTTTAACCTTAGGAATGCTTGTAAACGATTCTAATGATTCGCCTGACTCAACATGAAAGAGAATAGTTTTGATGCCTTCATTCTCAAGCAATTGGCTGAAACATAATCCGTTCTTCTTAAGCAACGGATTAATAACTGAAAAGATTTGTGGAAGATCAGCATAAGTGTAGTTATGACCTTTGGTATCCTTGTGAATAACTGGGCATTCACTTTGAAAATTTGATAATGCTTTAATTAGATTTTTCATTAGTCTAAGATTAAATTTTGAAATTTTGATTTGTAAACTCTTTCTTCTCTGCAAACTGCTGCCCAAAAGTCTTCCAGTTCGTCAAAAAACCAAGTGCAAGTATAGAACCCAGCTTCATCTTTGAATTTTGCTTTATACTTTTTCATAGTCCTGAGATTATAGGTAAGATGTGCCAAAATAAAAGATATCCAAATATTG